CGCGAACCATCACGGGGCTGAAGAAACGCTGTCGCACGAAGAGGGACTTAGCGACCTTCTTGCTGTGCTCATCGTTGTTGTCTGCGCCTTCACGCCACAACTGTGAGGCGAACTCACATACAGGACACTCGTCGCTGTAGTTTCGCTTGGGACATAGGAAACCGCCCTTTTCGACATTGTAGTGAAACCACATTTCCTTGAAAGGGTCTCCGTCCGCTGTCGGAACGATTCGAATAGTCTGGTCCCCGTCCTCGGGGCGCCAGAATGTGTCATTTGAGGAGTTTCCTTCTCCGCGTAGTGACGAGAGCTTTTCTCTCATCTTATCTAAGTTAATACCCATTTTTTATCTCCTTATAGTTGGGCTAAAGTACGATTAGCAAATATCCTAATCGTCTAATAGTTCTTTATATGATTGTACCACAGAAGAATACTGAATGCAATAACAATATTTTTGCTCATAGCCGGTTTCAAATACACCGTATGATACATTTACATTGTCTTCTATTTTTGACTTCACAAAATTATTGATTTTCCTAAACAATGTGCCGTCGTTCTCCAAGTCTTCGTGTCCAATACCATAATAGTATACCACATCACGAACGTTTGTCAAGGCATAAAACCAATTTTCTTCCTCTTCTTCGTCCTCCAGGCTCACAACGCCAATCGTGGCAATCCGGCTTATGTCCGCAGGGGTGGTAAAATTTCCGATAACAGGTTCTGAGTTTTCAAATACATTTATCATATGAAGTGTGTTTACAACAGCCTGATTAAGAGTTTCATAGTATCCTACAATAGAAATATCTCCTATACTTTTCTCGATGGCTGTGTTGTCAACAAGATATACCATTTTTAATAAACCGGAACGAGCATATTCTTGCAAAACATTCCTAACAACCCTTTCCTGCATTTTTTGTGTCTCACTTAATAGTGTCAGGTCAGGCTGGATGTATACTACCCGCACTTCGTTCCCCTGGAGGTGATCGAGGAGTCGTAAAATTCCTCCTGATATCTGGCCGGAGCCGCAGGTTATAACACAGATTTCTTCATCTGTGAACTTTAATTTTTTCTTTAGATCAGGAAACAGAGCGTCGTAGTCTTCATGATTTTCCCTTTTTTTTATTGTAATCTCTGCTTCGCTGTGCGCATCAATAGTATGGGTTTCATATTGTGGAAACTTTGCAAAAACATTTGCAATGTTACACCCCGCCTTACCAAGACCCACAATCTTCATCTAGTCTTCTACCCATTCCAGAATAAAGCCCATATCAAATCCGCCGCGAGTAATACGCTTGGCGGTTGATTGGGCCATAATTTCGCTGTCTTTGATGCTTAGGCGATCGCAGATAAAATGGAAGATCTCCATAATGTCTGCGGCCTCTTCGGCACAGGGGTCCTCAACGAATTCCTGAACTTCTTCTTGAAGCTTCTTCATCGCGTAGTCCTTGAGGCGATCGCCCCTCACTTGGCACACCGAGAATTCCTTTCCGTCCTTCTCGATGATCTCGGGGATACGATCCCTGACTAGCTTCTGGTAGATCTTATTCATCGCTGCTCCTTGTACCAGTGGTACCACGGCTTTGGCTGTGGGGCTTTTACTTGTACGCGGACTCGCAGGGGAGGGCTAGCCTCGATCATCCTGCGCATCTGCCCGGGCGTCGGAGGGGGTGCGGAGTGGGCGATATTGCAGCACCCAGCTTCACGAGATTTCTTATAGTCCTCCATGCTTATTACGTTGTTCTTCATAGCTTTAATTCCTTCATATCTCCGAGGTTTCTCCCAGCGGAGACGTTAACCTTAAACATATCATACCGTGTTTTCTTAAAGGTGTCAAGCAAATTTAATATTTCGTAGCGATCCTCTTCGGCGAGGTCGATATACACAGCGTCGTGAATAAGAAATGCGATGTGGCTTTTTCTCCCCTTCAAAAGCTCATAGACTTTGTAAGCCTGCTCGTGCACCATATCAATTGTGGTGCTCTGAACGATGTAGTTGAGAGCATGGTGCTCATCTACATTCTCTATTATTCTACCATAATCTGTCTCGATTTTTAAGCCATCCCAGTACTTATCCCGGACTATTTTCTTGTTGTAGAGGCTCTCTAAGTCCTTGTTTTCCTTATTAGAATACAACCACGCGAAGGTTTTCACTTTGGCTTCTTCGCGGCTGAGTTCACCATCGAAAACGTTCTTGACATTCCAATTATGGATGTCGTTCTTGGGCTGTTCAACGCCGGCGAGAGCCAGAAGCACCCTCAACTCTGCTGCATTAAAGTCAAGCTCCACGAGCCAGTCGTTCTTTGGTTTAATGCACGCGCGGAACTCTTTGTTCATCGTGAGAATGGGTAAACTGTTTGGGTTTGTTGATAGGCGCCCTGTGATCGTGCCCCATGGGTTATAGTCGCACACGTGATTGACGGTTTGCAGGGTGCGGTGAAAGTTCATGCCGCGGACACTGCTCAAAAGATGCTTGATTGGGTTGATGTCGACACTCACAGTCTGCGAACGGATGCTAGAGAGCATTTCCACAAGGTTGTACATGCAGTCATAGTTCTCTGGTTTCGGGTGGGTCTCCAAAACGTGCTTAGTGATCTTATTTTTGGCCTCAAGATATTGATACAGGAAGAATTCTGGAACCACATCATAAAAGCAGTTTTCATCCAAAGAAAGTTGTGATGTTTTAAAAGCCTTGAGACACGCTCTAAGCTGTTTCTTGATTTCCTCCCAGCTATCACGCAAATCCTCGGGGCAAACCTCTGTCAGGGTGGCTCCGTCGCTGTAAATGCGTGCTAGTTCATAATGATCGCCTGGAAGGTGAGTAGAGTACTCCCAGGTGGCTCCAGAACGGGGCATCTGTTTGGTGGGGTTGATAGAGTTGTTGGCAAAATATCCAATACAATCTCTTTTTTGATCAAGCACCTGAAATAGCAGAGAGTCTTCCTTCACTGTGTTATAATAGCAGGAGGCTCAGCGCGTGTCAAGTACTTTTTCTGTCTAAACGTTCTCGCGTTTGCATAACCACGGCACCGGGGCCATAAATGTACTGGCGGTATACTAAGTTTACATAGTGGGCGACCGTACCCAGGCTTAGGCTGGTGGGGGCGCCGGCAATAAGGGAAAATAGGTCATATGATTCTTGTTTGAGGGACCTAAGATGATGGGGAGACAAGGGGCTTTGAACCTCTACTTGTCGTAGATCAATATATAAATCGATGAGGAGCTTAATTGGCAATAACGAGGCACTAGGGTGTCCCTCCATATATTCCGACTCCTTCATCTCAAGAGGGACGCGAGGTTTTGCTGCAATGGAGCATTTAGAATCTACGGTGCCCACTTCGTCATCATAATAAGGCGCCTTGGCTACCAGCTGATGATACGAGTTAAGTAGAATTCGAACTAGATCAACAAAATCCGTGGTGTATGTTTTGGTATAAAAAATATCAAAAAAGTTATTTTTATTAACTGTGGTACCGGTTCCAGGTACAGCATATCCGCTAGTGCCAGTTGCTAAAAAAGCCTCCGTAAATAAATCTGCAGTTAAAATCCATGGAGCATTTTTGTTAACCACAAAACCATACTTCTTTGCACAGCGTCGGAAAAACTCAAAGTTGGGGTCAGAGAGAAACTTCTTATATTTGACAGCATCGTTTGACGCATCTAAATTGCTTATTGAAATGCTGAGTCCACTCCCCATTAGGCTAGCCTGAGAAGAAAGTATATAATTTGTTTTGGTGATGGGAGTTGCTTGTGCTACATTTAAGAGGTAGGGGCGATAAAACTTTAGGAAGGAGGGGAAGTCTCGAATGGCAAACTTCTGGGTGCCGCTTAAATTTCTAAGAAAGGCATTAAATAAGTTTTGTGTGAACTGACTATAGCTTGCATTGGGTGATTCGTATGCCCTGACTGCTTCCAGATTCATCATCGCCGGATTACCCTGAGGTACAACTGCTCGCACCCATGTAGCCTTCTGCATATGCCGCACGAATTTTTCAAACGCGGCCACCGCCACGTTTAGAGCCATCACATTAGCCGGACCGCTGGAAGGGATAGCCTTCATATTTATTAGACGCGGCACAACAGTATTTTGATTTTGATCAATGCGACCATACAAAAATTTATCATGCCAAACGTCTAAGCCGATCGGGCGCGCTTGCGGATACACTCCTTCTTTATAAAGGCTGCGTTGGTAAAACCCACCAAGTGCACCTAAGTCATTTTTCCCCTTAGGGCTAACGAGATCGCCAATGGGATAATTAAATGTGTTTGCCATATCTTATATAGTTCCTCGTTTACTAAGCTTTTCTATTGGTTCTGGTTGATGCCGCCGAGATACGCATCGGTGGCTTGTGCACTCGTGGTGGTACCGGTCGGCTCGTCGATGCTATCGAGGAGCGCGTTGGAGTCGGGGTCATCCAAAAGTTTGTCGTTCTCTGCGGTCAGTGCGGCTCTGTACTGCGCGTCGGCATGCTGTTGCGCTCGATCCGTGGGCGCACGTTCAATATCAGGGGGGACGTCTAGGGCAACCCCAACCACCGGTGCGGTGCCGCTTTCGAAGTCGAGTCCTTCTTGTAGGGCTGTAAGACTTACGTTGTAGCCAGAGGGGGAAATAGTATGGCTGACGCCAGTGATAAGAAAGTAGCCTGCTAATCCCAAAAGACGGACAAGGCTCACGTCGGTGCCAGCCATCGTGGGTCTAATAAAGGTATATTGGCCATTCTTGAAGAGGCTATTGCCTACTAAATCCAAACGCACAGAATATAACTCGCGCAGTTGTTGGGCTCCTAGATTACCAAACTTCTGTATCTTAGCCTCGCGGAGATAAGTCTGTTCCTGGCGCGAGAAATTGGCTTTCTTAACTAAGCCAACCGGCGAGCCAATGTAGTGATGATAAATCCCACTTTCTAAATCATGCTTCCGGTCACCTTTACGATCGCGAGGTGAGGCGTCGGTAGAATACAAAACCAATCCAGAGGTGATGTTATATTTGTTGAAGAATTTCTCATCTCCCGCTTTGCGCTTCTTGACGGCTGTGTCGAGTTTTGGGATATCATTTTCAGGTGTTGAGGATCTTACCAATTCGGTTAGCCTGTCAACACTAACAACATTACCGGTACCTTTGGCGCCAACATGCGGCAGTCCTGAGTCTTTGTCTTTGTTGTTGAAGTGAACTATAGCTGTATCGAACCGAATATCATCTACCACGTTCTCCTGGATGCATCCCTTTTTGAGAGCTTCCCCAATAAGGCTGGCACAGATGTCCTTCAGGAAGTGTAATAGATAATAGCTATTTCTTTGATTCTTAATGACATGGTTCTTAAACCATATATTAAATTGATCAATAGAGATTGGAATATCCCCGATATTAATACGCTTTTTGACGCTTCCATTAAAGAGAAGTCCCTTCTTGCGTAGCTGTTCTAGTACCTCGTTGTCATTGATTGTGTTGGCGCATACAATTTCATCTGAATTTTCAAACTGATAGAGCAACAAAGGATTGGTAATGTCTATATCAGCCAAAAACATCCTAAAATTGGATTTAAGAATAGCACTAGGCTCATTATTAGTACCCAAAATTACATTTGTCTCAAGAATCATATCAACCAAATCACCCAAATAAAAATAAGGAATGTCCATTACGTCGGTTTCTTTGCCCTCGCGTATGCTCTTATTCCATTGGTTAGTGATGTTCTGCGAAACTGTCTGGGTCTCGTCATCGGCAGTATTCCCCCCGGTCTGCGCGAGGGAGTCTAACAAGTTTGTATTAAACGATGAGCGGGTGCCTGGTTTGGCGACAACAAAGCCGGTGCTTTTGCTCATTTTTTCTCTTGCGCGTTTTGCGCGCTCTTCAGGGTCAGTGATTTGCCCGAGCGGTGTTTTGACTAATTCGTCCGTCTCAACCCGCATAGTATAAATTTGCTGGATCTGGGTATCTTTCTTGGGGTTGAATCTGGTGGCGCGTCCATATAATCCCTCCAGAAACTTACGATATTTTTTGAGACGATCGGCATTGAGTAGTTCCTTTTTTTCTTCTAACAATTTTTTCATGGCTTCACGCTCGCCCTTAGTTTTCGACTGAATATGTTTACTCCGGGTCTCGGCGTCGGGGTGTGTAGTAACCGCTTGCTGCTCTACATCATTTATTTTCTTTCGCGATTTCTCCACATCCTTCTCTAAAGTCTCCAAAAGAGCCTTTGTCTGCTTGTCGGTTGGTCCCAAAATATCCATTTTGTTATTCGTCAGAATTCCACTAATTGCTGCCTGATAATCAATCGATAGTTTGACAGACCCATTTTCATTGAAAGTAAGGTTGTGTCGCGTTTGCTGAAGATACAGAGCAATGCGACTAGCCTTAAGGGCGGCTGTCACAGCATCTAATTTCTTTTTTTCTGTGTCCCAACGCGGGTGGGGCTCTGGCCACACTTCACGAAGAACGTGTCGGGGCGGTGTTGCCCATCCTGCCACAACTTTAATACGGAATTGAGCCCCATCATACTGAGCCCCGGCAGCGAGGACAGCATTCTGGGCTGCTTTACAAGTTTTGGGCTTCTCTTCGGGTTTCTGATCCTTCTTTTCGTCCTTCTGGGGCAGCGCGCTCTTAAGAGTCGCAGCGGAAATTAACAAATCGAGAGGGACCGCCTTTTTGCCGCCGCCGCCAAAGCCGCCCTGGTTTCGATCAGATCCCTCAAACAATTCATTAATAGTTTGAAAGTAAAAAGATAAATTAGCGCTGATGTTATTGTCGACTTCGGCTGGTTGGACACCGTCCAACTTCCACGTAAAGGATTGTAATCCCCATCCCTTGTAACGTCCCGCGGATCCTATAATATCTTCTTCTCGGGTGTAATTAGGAATAGGAATCTCTTGCTGACCAATGGGTATCATTCCTGTCTCTGGGTCATAGTCAACACGATACAGCTTGATGTATGGAGTAAGGGCTCCGTACACTGCTGTGGGTAAATCTAAGAGTGCCTTCGCTGCATCGTCGCCTATGTGGTTAATGCGGGATATGGTTGTTCCGGGACCGCCCAAACTAGCGCGGGTATTGGTCAGCGCGACCACATTTTTATAAGGCTGTGCTGCAACATTCTTTTTGTGCAACTCCGTAACTGCATCGATATTTTCCATCAAAAAACATTGCAAGTCAAACGGCTTAAGTTGACGATAATTAGCTACAACATCCAGAGCAGCCGGATCTATTTCCTTCAGGGTGGGGGCTGCGCCGGTGCCGCCTGTAATCCCCTTTTCTCTCGCTTGTGCGGACGTGTCTTCACTGATTGCGCCGGCGCTGAAGAAATCCAGTATTCTCTCTACGTGGTCGTGCAGGACCTTCTGTCCTTTGTCTGAGTCGATAGGATCGCCAAATAAATCCTTGAATTCTGTTCCTATATAATTTCGAATAGCGGTGTCAAGCACAGAAAGGTTATTGCTTTTGTTCTCAAATCCTTCAAATAGGGTCTGCCATGCTGTTTTTACTTGCGCTGGTACAACGTCCTCAATATGGGTTCTATACACAGGCCACGCGGATGATGGCTGGCGGTGAGAGGTGGTGGGACTCAGGGGTTCGCCGGGCGTCCCTGGGATTACAAGCATCTCCCCGGGGAACGTATCTTGGGCCTTCCAGCCGCCCATTTGCCAGGTAAAGAAAGGTATGCCTTCAAGGGGGAGAGTATGCAATAGCGCCAGGCGATCGGGAAATATGTGCTGACCGCGAGGTGTGTCAACTACTTTGCTGCTTTTGGACTTCTGGGGGGATGGTCCATTCGGTCCGTCGTTATAAGAGGCGTGTGCCCTGTTGCCATACGCGCCAAAGGCGTGACTCCACGCGCTGGTGGTTTCGCCC